CTGTACTCTGCGCCGCCAGCGGTCTGCGTGATCGTCACGGCGTAGTCGTCAGAATGGCTGGCGCCCATGCGGATATCAAGCGGTAGGCGCTCTTCAAGAAACTCTGCCATCAGGAGTATCTCCGTGCCGATGACAGCGCACCCAGAACCTCGCGCGCCAGAGCGCCGCTCGAGCGCCGCACATCAGCCGCCGAAGTGGCTCCGTGAAAATTCTGCGTGATCGAGATCGAGTGTCCGCGGGCGCCAGCGCCGTTTGGCGTGATGAATCCGTTGCCGCCCATGGTCAGCACTTCGGGGCCCTTTTCGCCGACCAGGTAGCTACTGCCGGCGCGCACCGGTCCGCCGTATGCGCGGGCGCCGGCGAGGCCTCCGGAGTCGATCCAGTTTTCTGTCAGCGATCCGGCGCCAGCGATGGTTGGGGACATGTCGCCAGAGCCAAAGCCGAGTAGCCCGCTGACAATGCCGAGGCCTTTGCCGACCCATCCGCCGAGGCTGCCGTTGTTGCTGCCGATATCGCCGAACAGGCGCCGGCCAAGGTCTGCGGCGACGGCGTTAGCGATCATCCGACGGACCGCGTCGCCGAAGGATTTCAGCATTCCCTCGGTGCCGGCCTTGAAGGGGTCGAAGAGGAAGTCGGCGAAAGCGTCTTGAATGTTGCTCGCCGCCTGGATTGCGAATTGGTCCAGATCCACCAGCGTTTTTTGAACGGCTTCGCCCTGAATGCCAAGCCTGGCGATGACGGCCTCCAGGTATTGCTCCTCCTTGATTTTCCCGTCTTCGAGCGCTTTCGTTAGAAACACCATGTCATCGCGGGCCTTTTCGATCTGCGCGGTCGGCGTGTCGGAGAGGAAATCGTTGAGCCGCTTGACCTCATCGGCCGCAGTTTTCGCGGCGCCGGTCAGGTCGTCGCGAACAGCCTTGACGATCGCCGGGTCGAGTCCGGCAGCGGCCAGCTCGTCGAGCTTGGCCAGAGTTGCCGCGAGTTCAGCGGCCTTGATGATGTCGGTTTGCTCAATCGCGCGCGTGATGCGCTCGATGAGCGTGGCGTCATAGTCCTTGTAGGTTCCTGCAGATTTGCTGCCGGCAGATCGGCCACCGCCACCGGCGGGCTTTGTCGCCTTTGGCGCGCGCGACACGTAGCTCAGTTTCGGCAGCGCAGCACCACCGCCGGTCAGGGTGGCGTCGATCTTGTCGCGCAGCGATGAGAATTTCGACAGGCGCGCAGCGGTTTCTTCGTTCGCCGCGCTGTTGAAATTGCTGCGCTGATCGAGCAGGCTCTTGATTTTGTCCTGGCCTTCGTCGGTGAATCCGGCGCCGACGGCGACGGCGGCGACTTTGGCGAAGGTGATCACATCGTTGGCAACGACAGCCAGGCTGCTGCCGAACTGGTAGATTCCCATCTTGGTCAGGTTGAGGAAGTCCATCAGCGAGGCCAGCGTCGGGATAAGGTCGATGGCGATGGACTTGGCCCAGCCGCCGCCTTCGGCATTGACCCGGTTCCACGCCTTTTCAAGCTGCTCGGCCGCGGCTGCCTGCTCTTTGGTGAGCTTGCCCTGCAGGCTTTGCTCGTCCGCCAGGTCTTTCAGATAGGGCAGCGCCTCGGCGCCTGACTTGCCCAGAATATCGAGCGCAGCGGCGGTTTTCCCGGTGCCGTCTTCGTATTGCGAGAGGGCGTCGGCCAGGGCCTTGAGTTGGTCGGCGGGGTCAAGCTCGCGCAGCTTGGCGGCTTCCAGGCCAATCGCGGCGAGAGCGTGTCCGGCCCCTTTGGATTCCTCATCGCCGCCAGCCAGCGCTTTGGAAAGTCGAATCAGCGAGCCTTCGACCGTGGACATTTCGACGCCGCTGACCTTGGCGACTTTGGCCAGCGCGGATAGTTTCTCGACCGAGGCGCCGGTCTTTTCAGACAGGTCATCCATTCCTGCGGCGGCAGAGATGGTGTCTCCGATCAGGGTCTTGAAAGCGCCCAGGCCGGCAAATGCTGCCAGGCTGGCAGCGATCCCGCCAAAGCCCGGCAGGCTGGAAATCGCCCCGGACAGGCTTTGAATGCCTTTGGTCGCCGAGTCGATTCCGGCCTTGGTCTGATCAACCGCGGTGATGACGATTTTTGTTGAATGATCTGCCATCAGATGCACTCCAGTGCGGCGCGCTCCATCTCTTGCACGCCGGTAAAGACATTTGCCCAGTCAGCGCGCGAGACGCCAGCAAAGCGCATGACTATCGGCAGGGCTTCGTAGCGCATGCCAGTGATCTTTCCGTTCATGGCGCCGCGATTCCATTGCGTTGCCATGCGGCAAAATACCTCGACCGTTTTGGCGTTTTCCGGCCAGACTTCAATGTCGCGGTCCGGAGCGGACATTTCCGGGAGTCCAAACGCTGCCAGCGCTTCCGGGTCTGGCTGGCCGCCTACATCGCCAGATGTCAGGCGTCTGGCGGCCTGTGCGAGTTTTTTACTCGGCTCTCCGTCAGCGCGTAGAGATAGCCTTTTGCCAGGTCCTCGGCGCGCGTCGAATGGGCTTCCAGAAAGGTTTTGAGAGCGGACGGGCTGTAGGGGACCGGCTTGTCATCCTCATCGACCACCCCCTCCCAGCCTTCGACGATTTCAGCCATCGACTCATGCGCAGGCCTGGCGCCAATCGTCTTGCGCCACTCGGTTAGCGCCGCCGGGGACTTGTGGCGGAAAGTGAAACGGCAGCTTTCCTCGCCTTCGCCGGCCAGGGTAAAAGCCACCGGAGCGCGGAAAATTGGCGCGGGGTTGATTCGAATCGGCATCAGTGCACCACGATCTTGAGTTCGTCGTTGCCAGACGACGGCAGGGCTCGAATGTCGTAGCCGATCATCAGCTTTCCGTTGACCTCGGACTTCGACGGGTTGATGAGCTGCGCGGCCGGCATGAAGATCATCACCTTGTAGCCGGCAGTCGTCCCGTGCATCAGGCCCAGCGACTGCAGCGTGTTGGCTTTGACGCTGGCCATGAACGTGACTTCTTGCGCGGCGGTCAGGTCCAGGAGGATCTTGCCGGTCACCTGGCGCTGGCTGATATCCACCGACTCGCCGCCGAGTAGCGGGGTGTAATTGACTGCATTGCCGAGATCGAGCTCGATGCCCTGCGAGGGGTAACCGGTGCCGCCGGTGAGCGTGGGAGTCGCTGCGGTGTAAGTGGCGCCGAAGGTCAGGTCTCCGGTGTTTGGCTCGCTGATGACGGTCGGCGTCTTGAATGCCGTCAGGGTGAGTGCCGACGGGCTGGCAGCGGTGACTCCGCCATCCAGGCCGAGGAACTTGAATGACAGCACTGGCCGTCCGCCAGCGCTCATCTTGAGCGACAGAGTGCCGCGGCAGCCCTTGGCGATGTGCTTGACGCCGTCGGAAAAATAGTAGATCGAGACCGAGTCGGCGACCGGGGTCACCAGGTTGTACTCGGCGCGAACGCTGGCGGACAGGGTCTCGGCAAAGCCGCAGGCGCGCAGTAGCGGGCCGTAAGCCGCGGCGGTACCGGCGGCACCGGCGCCGGAAAGCTCGATGTCGAACGACAGTTCGATGTACGCCGGACCGACAAGCTGCTCGCTGGCGCCCATGTACGGCCGCACCAGGTCGCGGTCTACGTTGGCCGCGCTCAGCGGATTGATACTGACGTTGCTGACCAGGAGCGCGTTGGCACCTTCGGTCGGCGTGCTGTCGGTGCCGTAGGTGCTTTCGATCTTGGCGAGGATCGCGGTGTTGCGAATGTAGCGCGTGGCCATGGTTTATGCCTCCGGGGCGGTGGGCCAGGGCGGCTCTTGCGGCGCAGGCTTGTTGGTCGAGGGTTCTCCGGGCTGGCGGGGTTCGGTCATGAGAATTTCCTGTAAAAAATTTGTAAGCGAAGCGTTGCCGAAACGTCGTCGTAGTTATCGATTGACCATTCGATCTGACGGGTAGGCATGATCTGCACATCGGACCCGAGTCCGAGGGTCGCGTCGGAATCAATCAGGGAAAGTGCACTTTCCAGGACGCTGTCTGCGGCCTGATCCGGGATCTCTCCGCGGGCATAGATATCTACCGCCACGATCAGGTTGATGTCTCTTGAGCCGAGGGTCTCCCCATCATCGGATTCCGACTCAGGCCTGATGACGATCGCCGGCAGCGTTGGCAACTGTTCTTTTCGCGAACGGTAAATGCGCCCGCCGCAAAGGCTGGACAGCGTGACCACCATCGCGGAAAGGATCGATTCCCTGATGCTCATTTCAGCACCAGCAATTTTTCTGATCCCCTGGGATCTACCGCATGGATGGCGGCGACGACCCACGACGAACCGCCGGCGGTGACTGCATCGCCAACGGCCGCAGCAACGCTCGCCGACACGCGCAGGGACGGGATAGTGCTGGCCACAATGCCGAAGGAATCTGGCGTGGAGATGTCAAAAATTCCGGTAGTGCTGACGCCTGCGACGGTCACGCTGCTGCCAAAATCCTTGTAGAACGGGGTCAGATCGTCGAACATTACAGGGGGTCTTCAGCAACGCGGCACACACGGCCGATCGATTCGGCGTAGCTGGCGTCGGAATTGGTCAGCAGGACCGGCGTGCCGACGGGCACCTGCTGTCCGCCTTGCCAGCTTGGCCGAGTCGTGATGCACTCGACAAAGCCGGCCGGCGGGGTGCGGACAGGCGCTGACGGCGTTGGTACGTCGCCAGCAGTGTCCGCGGGGATGGCTTTGCGGCTCATCAGGTGATCGAGCTCGATGCCGAGAAGGCGCCGGCG